ACAAAAGGGCGGTCCTTTAATGCTATCCTTTTGTATCTCATGGCCGTAAAGCTATTAACATTTGTTTACAAAGTTACAATAACCCCTCCCCTTTTTATTTGTCGTTCACCAAACATTCACCAAAAAGCTGTTATAAATTTGTCACATCGTTGTAGGAGACGATACGAAACATTGGTGGTTCCCACGCCAACTGCCCCCTGCGAAGTCTCCTACCTTCAATGGGGGCTTCTTATTGATACTAACTTTAAACCATATAATCATGCAAAACTCAGGACAACTCCAAATCACAGGACAACTCAAGAAAGTAATGAACCCAGAGACCGGCACCACCAAGGCTGGCAAAGAATGGAAACGCCAGGCATTCCTTATCGAATACCAAGACGGCAACTACACCAAACAAGTATCAATCCAAGCCAAGACGGATGCTGTCATCAATGTAGTCAGCAACGCTCGCATCAATGATACCCTAATCTGCGACATCAATGTAGAATCCCGTGAATGGAACGATAGATTCTACACCGATGTAACCGCTTGGAAGGTAACCAAGATAGAATCAATAAATTTCTGATGCCAAGAGCAAGCAAAAACCGATTCCCATCCATATTTAAATTTTACGGTCAACCAAGATTTGATAGGTCTGGCAAGAGATGGTCAGAACTTAAGATGATAGAATTCATTAAATCTAAACCTCATTGGGATGCTTTTGATTTTAAATATGAGTTACGCATAACCATCCATCATAGTCGTTACCTTTTACTAAAAGCCAATAAATCAAAATTCAAAAACTGGTTAAAAGATGATACATATAAGCCTGTTTAGTGGTATAGGAGGTTTCGAATTAGCTGCCGAGTGGATGGGATGGCGCAATTGGGTATCTTGCGACATCAATGAGTTTGGTAACAAAGTCCGAGAATACTATTGGCCTGATGGGTACTGTCATAAAGATGTTAAAACATTAACCTATGAAACAATCAACAAAGAACTTTCAGACCGCTTTGGATCTGGATGGCGAGATGATGACATCATCCTTACCGGAGGATTTCCATGCCAACCTTATAGCTCAGCAGGAAAAAGACTTGGGAAAGAAGACGAGCGACATCTCTGGCCCGAAATGCTCCGAGTCATTTCAGAAGTTAAGCCAACCTACATCGTGGGCGAAAATGTTCGTGGCCTCACTAATTGGAATGGGGGAGTGGTCTTCGAGGAAGTGTGCGCTGACTTGGAAGCTATTGGGTACGAAGTACAACCGGTATTATTGCCAGCTTGTGCCGTCGGTGCGCCACATCGAAGAGACCGGATTTGGTTTGTTGCTCACGCCATCAACAGTGGATATAGTACCAACAAAAGAAAGACTTCAGAAAAGGACAGAGTACAGGGAATCAATAGGCAGGAATTGGGTAGCAGGGAGTTTAACGGAGCAGATATTTCACGGGATGCTGCGGACACCGACAGCGATGGACAGCACCAATGCGACAGCCAACATGAAATCGACACAAGTCAAGGAGGGCAGCATGCATTCGGTGACCTTGAACCGAGCCATGGCGATGGGGATGCTGCCGACACCTTGCACAAGGGATTACAAAGGAGACAGAAAATTGACAAATGGAAAAAATATCACGAAGAATGGAGAAGAAATAGGATTGACATTGGAGCAGACTGCAAGAATATTAGTAGGAAAATCAGAAATGAGTTCCAAAACTTCCCAACTCAATCCCCGGTTTGTGGCGGAGATGATGGGCTTCCCACCCAACTGGACGGAATTACCTTTTCTAAATGGCGAAACGAATCCATCAAAGCATACGGAAACGCCATAGTCCCTCAAGTAGCTTACCAAATATTTAAGACCTTATGTCCCTCCAAATCCAACTCCGAAACCTCCAGCAACGACTCGCAAACTACCGACTCAAGCACGACAAGTCCGAGTCCTATGAACTCTGGATGGAACAGCTTGAACGAGCAATAATCGAACATCTTGAGTCATCTCAGATGGAACTCGACCGGGTCAACACCAAATACCAAGACCGCCTTGACCAACTCTATGAAATCATCAAGAAACAAGCGCTCATCATCGAGGCAGCTGGAATCCAATTCCCAACCATCAACCAACCCATTCAGGTCATTTACGATACCTACTTGGCCTCGACCAAACAATACGACCAAATTCCCACTAAATTAGCCCCCCACCAAATACCTGTCACCATCAAGGTCATATGACCCACAAACACACCAACCCGGTAAATTATTGGGACCAGGAACGCTCCTGGCAAGAGTCGCTCCAAAACGTCAAAGTAGAGTGGCTCGATGCCAACCTAATCGCACCTGAGCGGTCATCAAAGCCCTGCTTCCAACTGCAAGGTGACAAACTGTTGGTTACTGACACTAACCCACTCAAGCTTCCCATCGGTGATTCATTTACCAAGTTCGAGATCCTTACACATGGCAAGTTCAAAGGCAATGCTCAAGCCGCTTGGACCTGGGTAGGTGTCAAATACATGAACGCTGGACTGCCTTACCTACGAGTTGGTGACAGTTATTATAAGATTACCCATGTCCGTGACCGATATGATGTACTGCGTGAACAAATAAAAGCTTTCAAGAAAGAGGAAATCAAGACCGACCACGGACCAGCCATCATGCCCCTGATCCCTAAGTTCGATGACTTCTGCATCGTGCCGGATAACATGAACTACTCCGAGGTCGTAGATAACTGCTACAACTTATACCACGCATTCAGCCACAAACCATGGGCTGAAGATCGCATTATCCGTGATAATGATATCAAAGTAAGCATAGGACTTATGCGCCATATCTTCGGAGATCAGCTGGATATGGGTATCAAATACCTTAAGCTTCTTTACGAAAACCCACGCCAAGCCCTGCCAATCCTGTGTCTGGTCAGCCGTGAACGACAAACAGGCAAGACCACCTTTCTGAACTGGATGAACATAATCTTTGGTCAGAACTATTGCCAAATCAATCCAGAAGATCTGGGCAGTCAGTTTAACTCGGCCTATGCCACGAAAAACATCATCGCCCTGGATGAGACCGTTATCGACAAATCCCATGCAGTAGAAAAGCTCAAATCAATAGCCACCGCCAAGACCATATCCGTAAACCAGAAATTCGTAGCTAACTACTCCGTTCCTTTCTTTGGCAAGGTCATCATCTGTACCAACAAGGAACAGGACTTTATGCGCATCGATGAAGAAGAAATCCGCTTCTGGATCCGCAAGGTGCCAAGGATTGATGACATAAACACCAACATCGAGAACGACCTGCGCAATGAAGTACCGGCATTCCTGCGCTTTTTGATGAGTCAGCCAGCGGTCAATACCAGTCTATCACGCATGGTCTTTACAGCTGAGGAGCTACACAACGAATCGCTCATAAAGGTCAAGGCCGAGTCTCAATCACAGCTTCGCAAGGACTTTACCATCATCATGGGTGACTTCTTTTATACCAATGGCCATGATATAGTCCAAGCAACTTTGAGCGAGCTTAAGGATAAGTTCTTTAAGTTCAATTCCAATGTCGGACCTGGCTACCTGCGTAAGATGCTGACCTCTGAAATGGGTTATAAGCCCATCCACGGCAGATATCGGCCAATCGATACGCATGAGATCAATACCAAGGTCGGTGTCCATTATACCTTCAACAGGGCTGATTTCGTACAAGGTGACAGCCCACCCAAGCCACCTGAGCAAGATGCTCCGTTCTGATTTTGGTAGAATAACAAAAAATCTAGAATAACACGCTAACTAATTGATAGCGTGTTTTTTATTGCATTTTGTTATTTGTTAGGGTCGAAAAGCCAAAAGTTACGGGAGTATTATAAAGTTGCAGTATCTATACTTTTTGTGATTTGTTATTCTATATATAAAAAAAAAAAAAAAAAAATATAATAGGGTGAAACAAAGGGGCTTACAAGCGAAAAAAAATGTTATTCTTCGTGTTATTCTTTTGTTATTGTTATTTTGCAATCCTAACACCTAGATTGATTATGAAGCCATTACAAATACTGCAACAATTAGCCACCGAGGATAACCGTAAACGGCACCCCGACTTCCCAGATGCCTACCGACCTGCCAAGAAATACCAAACCAGCACCGCCAATGGACTCACCAAGGCGGTTGTGGACTTCCTGAACTTTAGTGGTCATTTCGCTACACGCATAAATAATCAAGGAACGTGGGTTAGGGAAAAGGCGCACATCAATGGGGGCTACTACCGCCCATCCACCCAGGTCAAAGGGATAGCCGATATCGATGCGCTTATCAAAGGCTATAAGGTGGCCATTGAAATCAAGATAGGCAAGGATAGGCAGTCCGATGCCCAAAAGGACTACCAAGCCAAGATTGAGCGAGCTGGGGGCTTCTATTGGATCGTGAAGGACTTTGACCAATTTTATGATCTTTATACTACCTTTGTACAAAGACAAAGCAATGGCTAAGGTCACAAGATCAACCAGAGAAGGCAAAAAGTATTCAGTTGAATACAAGGGTAAGGTCATCCATTTCGGTGCGCAAGGATACCGCATAAAGCCCGGAACTGATGCTGGTGATAGCTATTGTGCCAGATCGGAAAAGATAAAAGGAGCCAAGGACCCATCAACCGCCAACTATTGGGCGAGGCAGCTTTGGTCATGCCGTGGCGATAAGAGTGTTTCGGATAAGCCATTCTTTGGCAAAATAAAACTCCCATAATATGCCATTTAAGAGCAAATCACAGCAGCGATTCATATGTGCTACCGACCCTAAGCTATGTAAAAAATTTGCGTCAGAAACGCCCAAATCGGCTTATAAGAGCTTACCTGAAAAAGTTCGTAAAAAGAAATAATATGCCATATAAACAAAACAACCAACAGAAAAATAGTAAGATTAAAAGGGAGTTTGATTTAAAAACACCTAAAACTACTTATACTTGGAAAGCTGACAAGGCAAAAACCAAAAAATGAATATCATTAAAAGTCCAATCGGTCAGGTTAAAACCAATCCGAATAATCCTCGTATTATCAAGGATGATAAATACTCCAAGTTGGTTAAGTCCATTAAGGAGTTTCCACAGATGCTTCAACTGCGACCGATTGTGGTTAATGATGATATGATTGTGCTTGGAGGTAATATGCGCCTTAAAGCATGCAAAGAGGCAGGATTAAAAGAGGTTCCAATCATCAAGGCATCCGAACTGACCGAAGACCAGCAGCGCGAATTTATCATCAAAGACAACGTCGGGTTCGGTGAGTGGGATTGGCAGATGATTGCTGCCGATTGGGATGCCGAGCAGTTGGAGGATTGGGGATTGGATGTGCCTGATTTTGCACAAACCGAACTCGAAGCGGTTGAAGATGACTTTGAAGTTCCTGAACAAATCGAAACGGATATTGTGCTTGGTGATTTGTTTGAGATAGGCGAACACCGTTTACTTTGTGGTGATAGTACCGATAGCGACCAAGTAGCCAAGTTAATGAATGGCGAAAAGGCAGATATGGTTTTTACCGACCCGCCTTATGGAGTTAATTATTCAGGAAGTGGAAAAAATACTACGAACACCATTGAAAATGACAATCTTTCTTTAGAGGAAACGGAAGAGATGGTTCTTAATGCTTTAACAAATGCTTTTATCTTTTCACGGGAAGGAGCAACAATTTTTGTTTGGCACGCAGATTCTAAACCTGGATTGAGACCTTTATTTGAAAAGGCTTTTTTGGAAAGTGGATGGGGTTTCAGAGCAACAATAATTTGGCAAAAGAAACAGGCATCAATGGGTTATGCTGATTATAGAAGTCAACACGAACCTTGTCTTTATGGGTGGAAAGGAGTAAAAAAAGAAAGGCTTGAAGATAGAACACAAACAACATTATGGGAAGGTGGCAGAGACCAAAACTATGTTCATCCAACACAAAAACCTTTATTTTTATGCGAAAAAGCAATTAAAAACCACCATCCACAACTTTTAATTGATTTATTCTTAGGCAGTGGCTCAACAATGGTAGCAGCACATCAACTTAAACGCAAATGTTACGGCATGGAACTTGACCCTAAGTATTGCCAAGTGATAGTAGATAGGATGCTCAAACTTGACCCAAGCTTGAAAATCAAGCGGAATGGTCAGGATTATGTTAAACAGCGAGAAAACAGCGATGCCCAATCCTGAAAATATAGAACCACATAAGTTCAAGAAAGGTCAGTCTGGCAACCTTAAAGGCAGACCGAAGATGCCTAATTTAAAGGAGGCTATGGCAGCTACATTGGGCGAAGAAAAGGATGGTAAGAAAGCCATTGAAGTGATATTGGCAGCCATGAGAGCCAAGGCCGCCAAGGGTGATGTAAGGGCTGCGGAGTTCCTATTCGATAGGGGCTTTGGCAAGGCAACACAGGATATCCACATGAAGCAGGAAGGCACCCAGCAGGTCGAAGTGGTCATCAAGCGCAAGGGTGAATAACATTCCAGTTGGCGTAAGCAGGAATGAATACTGCCTTGGGTAACGCCCCTATTGACTTAGGGAGATGAGGGTTCGAGTCCCCCACTGGAAACAATGCAAATAACATTAGAACTACCCACACCGCACGACAAGCAGCAGTTCCTGCTGAACAACCGTAAGCGGTTCAATGTGCTTAAATGTGGGAGAAGGTTTGGCAAGACCGAGTTATGCCAGGAACTTATATTGGAAGCTTTCGAGGCTGGCAATTATGTGGGCTACTTCAGTCCAACCTATAAGGACTTGTACGAGGTTTGGAAAACTACCCTAAATAACTTCCACAATGTCATAGCCACCAAATCAGAAACGGTCAAGCAAGTAGTATTTATCAACGGTGCCAAGGTAGACTTCTGGTCCATGGAAGAGCCGAACTCAGGGCGAGGCCGTAAGTACCACCGTGTACTGATTGATGAGTGCGAAAAGGCTGGTAAGTTTCAAGAGGCATGGGAGCAGGCTATCGCTCCGACCCTTACCGACTTTGGAGGTGATGCCTACTTCCTATCCACCCCACAGTTCGGTGAGACATATTTCAAGAAGATCTGTAAGAACGAGCAGCTCCAACCAGATACATGGAAGACCTTTGTCTATTCGACCTATGACAATCCTCATATCAATCGGGAGGAGATAGAAATGATGCGTACAATCCTGCCGCCCCTGGTCTTTGAGTGCGAATACATGGCAGCGGATGTGGATGGCAAGGCTCTCAATCCATTCCTGTATGCGCTGGATACGGATCGGCATTTCAGCAGTGACATCAGCTTGGATTGGAAGAAGCAGCTACATATCGGCATTGACTTTAACCTTAATCCGTTTGCCGTGGTCTTTGCCAACATCTTCAGAGATGAGGCAGGGCTTCACATTCATTTTGTCCATGAGTTCTCAATCGAGAACGGCTCGCTCCAATCCATGGCGCAGCGCATCAAGGCGATGTATGGCAACCTGCTACCGAACTGCAAGCTGACAGGCGATGCGATGGGTAATAACCGGAACATCGCTTTGGCCGACAATGCCAGCAACTATGAAAG